CCCCCCCCCTATATTTGACGTGTAATTAAATATAGATTATTTTTGGCATAATAAAAAGACATTTTTTAAATCATTTGAATATGGCATCACAAAAATTTGGTTTCGTAACCGTCGACCCGGTATCAGGATCAGGAGATCAGGCGGTTAATTTCTCCGGTGATAAACACACCGGTCGTCTTCAACGCACTATCAACCTTACGGTCACCACGAACGGCGGGGCTAAGAAGGCGTTGGTAGTTAATCAGGCAGCGGCTGCTGAGGTGGTAAGATCAGACAGCCCTAACGCTTCCGTACAAAAGACAGGTGGTAATGTTACCATCACCGGTAAGTCTAACAGTACTAAGCTTACGTTCGCGGTCACGCCGGCTGAGGAGAACGGGCTTACGTTACAACTCCCGGATAACTACACGGCGGCTGGAAAGACTACGGCTAACGGAGCGGTTATCGCCGACGATCCCGGAGCCGCTGGCGAGTTCGTTTGGAGCATCACGATCTCGGACGTACCTGCCAACGTCACGATCGAGGAACTGACAGCTACATTGAAGGTAACTGCCGCTGGTGGCCAGACAGCCAACGTGACGGTAACGCAAGCCGCTGGAGACTCTACTATCGAGCTTGACAAGGAGACTATTAACTTGGATGTAAATGGTACTCAACAGACGGTTAACGTAACATCTAATGACAGCTGGACTTGGGCGCAAGCAGCGGCTAGGACTGTATTGAGAATGATGGGACGATAATCAGTTTCTTTTCGCTTACTCAGACCCCGATCGACTAAAGCCGGTTGGGGTTTATTTGTTTTGCTATCTTTGCAATAGAACAAAAATGATATAGATATGGCTAATGATTTGAATGTGAATTGGAAGGACGGGGTAGGCGAGGTAACGAACCAGCCCTTGACCGTCAGCCCGGGATCCGGGACCGGTAACGCCCCTGTTTCTTTTGGCTCGGTGATGAACAAAGGTATAGATCGAACCCTTGAGTTGGAGATAACAACCCCTAAAGGCGTTAAGAAGACGCTTACGGTGAATCAGGAGGGATGTAGGCAAGCTTATATCACGAGTGACGGCAAACGGTGGTTAACCAGCGATAACCGGGTGTATGGGGTATTGAAGAGCGACGCTCCGTGCGAGTGTATTGAGGTTACGCCAAATGTGATCAAGTTTAAAATAGATGACGTAAGCCCTATTCCGTTAATAGACTCTTGTGGCGATAGTTCGTGGATCAAGGGGAGAAGGTGTCTGGTGAAGAAAACGGATACTGGGGTCGCTATATGTTATCTTGATGAGAATAACTCCGAGTTGTTCCATGATGGCGTGACGCCAGCCTTGCTTGATGGTAGCATGGGGCAGTGGATGACTGATATTCCTAGTTATAGATACAGTCATGATGGAGGTGAGTATGATTTGAGTGATATTGATTATATCAGTAATTTGGTTCATAATATAACCTTGGCTCATGATGATTCTGATGATTCTATTACCGAATGGGGGAATTTGGGGTTATTTAGAAGATGTCTTGTAGGAGTAACCGAAGCGGTGAATATCGATGGCAAGTTATGGTCTAAGAAGGGAGGCCAATCTACTGGAAGATTAGGTTTTAAAGTATTTCGTAATTATGCTATAGCATTAGGAAGTGGATTTGATATTATTGATTATGAAAATCACTGCAAAATAGCTCATTTATTTTACGCTAAATATGCTAATAGGAATCCTCAAGAAATGAGTCAATTCGGATATGGAGAAGATTCATATACTAGAACTATTGGTACTACATCTTTACTAGGTAATAATGATGGGAAGACTTCTACTCAAATTAGCTTCTTAGGTATAGAAGATTTCTATGGATGCAAGATTGAATGTATGAGTGGAATACATTCTAATGGTCCTATTTTTTATATCTATGATGGATTTGAGCCAGATGCAGTTCCTACCACTAGTTATCGTACAGTAGATGTTGGTATGTTAGCTAGACATGGAGGTATAAGAAAAGTATACTGGGGAGAGTATGGAGATATGATTCCTGTAGACGCAAAAGGAGATTACCGTACTGAGGATTACTTTGACATGGACATTGTGGAAAGGTCTGGTTGGTATACTGTTACGCGATCTTATTCTATGTTCAGTAGCGGTTCAGAACCAGGTGGCGTAGCTTACTTCGATGCTAGTAATAATACTAAATCCGGTATGTATGCTGACAATTTCGGCTCTCGCATCCAATACCGTGGTCCTATACAAGTTATAGAAGATCCTGCTGAATTTGTATCATTACCAGTAGGATTCTGATTTTCGGTTTTGTTTTTACAAAATTTGTAATTACATTTGTGGCGCATGTCCATCACCATGCTTTTCATCGCTAATTTATATAATGGGGTATGTATCTGTGATGGGATATGTATCCCATATTTTTATAGATATGGATATAAGAAATCACATTAACCTGATCAAGAATCATGGTTATGAAGGTAAAATCGGCATGATCAAAAAAGACGTTCATGGTATTGTTATGTTAGCTGCTAAGGCTGGAGATGTCGTTCTCTATAGACCTTATAAGGAGGATGAGGATGATTGTGAAGAAAATACTACAAAATATTGTAGTATCGAGACTCCTTTATCAGAGGAGCAGATTCAGGAGAATAGGCGTAACGGATGTGGGTTGAAAACCATAGGAGTATGCGTGAATGTCCCTATTTCTATTATTGAGGAAATTGTAATTGATTGAAAAAATGGAAGAGCTAAATGTTTTCGATGTTCAGGTTTCTGATGGGAGACAAATCAGTTGTATATCGTATAATAAGGTTACTTATTTTGATCTTGACGATATATGTAAGTTATGTTTTGACTCATACGACCTACATGATGTGGCTGACACTAAGGTTATGAGCGAGTTCCTACACCGTGAGGGTGTTCGTTATTGGACTACGATAGATGGCGTAAGGCAGTTGTATCGTAGGATTGAGTGTAAGATGTGTTTTGAGGTTATAGAAAAATTAAAGAAATTATGAGAGAGATGGAGTTTGATTTCGTGATATATCCGTTGAAGTTGATTATCACGGTTGGGTTGGATTATAAGACATTGTGTGATCGTTTCGAAAATATGGAGCCTGAACACGAGGGGAAATGGGGAGATGAGGATGATATGGACAAGGAGGCGTCTTTCGCAAATTTGGTAAGGGATAGGGATGATGACGATAAATTCGCCATACTTTGGAATTTTTCGAGCGACGATGATTTAATAATGAGAAATATATGTCACGAGTCATTCCATATAGCAATGAGCGTATGTCAGTTTTGCAATATGTCTCTTGGTTTTAAGGTTGGAGAGGATGAACACGCAGCGTATATAGCCGGCTTCGCTGGTGATTGTGTTAGCGAGTTCATCAATAGCAAGAATACGGATTAAGTAATAAATTCTATAAGGAATATAAGAATATCAGCCTCCGCTTATTCGTGGAGGCTTTTTATTTATCTTTGTGAAAAACATTTATTTATGAGCAGTTGCGTAATTAAAAGGAATAAGGAAGGTAAGATAGCCCGTGTCTTGACTCCTTCCGGCGAGGTATCCACCTTGTTCGATAAGATAGCGGGTATAGCCGCCGTAAGTGATCTTGATAAGGCCGCTGAAGCTTATATGACTATTTATAACGATAAGTTCAGATCCAAGTTCGGAGACTGGACGAGATCCGTGCCAAGGAATAAGGAGGCGGCCAGATCCATAAGCGCCAGACTTAGCGCCAGCGAGTGGGGGCAACTTATGTCAGCCAAGGTCCTGTCCGCCATAAGCGACATGGATGCCCCAGCGTTGGCCAGAAGTCTCGGGAATAGCGACAATGTCGTGGCTTATCTTACCTCCGGAGAGGTAGGTGATGTCAATGATATGGCTGTGGTAGATACATCCACGGTACAGGAGGTGGATCTGGATTCCATAAACGAGGATAATATTGGCGATACGATACTGAAAGAGGCGTCATGGGATGATATAAGGGCTATCAGGGAGAATATAGATATTAAAGAAACAGCCCGTATGTTATGGAAGGCCGTGGAAAGCGCTTTTACCGGGCAACGGCCTAATATCAGGGTGAAGGGTGGAAATATAGATGGTGAGATCATATTTTCTGGTAATGTCTTGCCGTTAAATAATATTGAGAATTATACTCCTCCATCTTCAAGACTGGTATATGATTCCGGTGAGCCTCGCCTGTTCTTTAGATCGGATGACGGCAAGATACACGACTCTTACGCCAACGCCATAAAAGGATCGTCCGGTGGGCGGGTCGAAGCCGGGTTCTTGGCCGGCAGTGTCGAGGAGAGCGACGTCCCGTCCGGTACGGCTGACATCTCCTTTGGCTCTTCCTCCATAACCCTCAATAACAGTGAGTCATTTATCCCGGTCCTTGGTATTAGCTCAAACTCAGATATAAGTACTCGTGGAGGGTTTATTAATTACCTTATCAAGAAAGGTATGTTGAGTGGGGAACGTATAATACTAGGGGATAGATATTATCTTACTGGAGCCGGCAATTCTGATGGTCTTAAGATCTATAACGCTATGAATGCCTTATCCAGCCTCAGGAATAGGTTTGGAAGTCAATCCTCTGAGATGAACGTATTGGGTTCTATAGGTTTTGATACGGAGGTAAGTAATGATCTTGATCTTATCACTACGTCCGGGGAGAAGGTTACGGTAAGCAGACCGGAGATCAAGGGTATGTTAAGGCAAGGTAAGTTCGAGGAGCTTAATAATAAGTATGATGGATTCATGGAGCTAGCCTTGTCGTTGATGATGGAGGATAACGCTTTGTACGGGAGTAACGTCCGTGGGGTTATCGAGAATGAGAAGGCGGAAGATCTCCAGAATAGGACTGATATCACCAATATCTTATCCACGTTAGGCATCCGTGTGATGGGTATGTCTGAGTATATGGATAAGTATAAGATGCGTAATGGTGTCGAGCCTTCGGCTAGGGCATTGTCCGATATGGCCAATGGGGTTATCGCTTTGGCCGAGGGAGCTACGGTAGAGGATCTTAATGAGGAGGTGGCTCATTTCTTGATCGATACTTACCGTAACCAACAGGAGATTGACGAGGTTCTGGACTCTGTTGTCGGCATGCCATTATGGAATCAATTCGCCGGTCGTTACTATGAGGTGTATGGGAAGGAATACCAAGGGGAGGAACTGGATCGGATGGTGAAGCGGGAGATCCTAGGTAAGACGTTGGCCCAGCGGTTCGTGCCGGGCATGGAACAGGCGGTAGAGGATCTGACCTCGTCCGAGGACGCCCAGCTCTCCTTGTTTGGCAGGATGGTACGAGCTATACGTAATTTCTTCTCCAGCCAAAGATCGGATTTAAATAAGGTACTTGACAGGATAAAGGAGTCGGCGTTAGCTGATGATCCAAGCGCCTTTGACGTGCTTCTGCTAAAGGATAGCGATCATCTCATGTACTCGTTATCGGACGTTGACGTGGCTAATAAGTTGATCAAGAACGGTAGGTCATTGGAAAGGCTATACACCAGATTGCAGAGGATGAGATCAAGCCAAAGCCAGAGGATCGGTGAGAGTATCTCCCTTCTTCGTGATATAGGAGAGAAGGTGAGACAAGTCGGGGGTGAGCTTAATAAAAACAACAACCTGTTATCCACCAAGAGTGTCATAGCGACCGCCAAGGCTGAGGTGGAGTATTTGGTTACGGTTGCCAGTAGCTTGCGTAAGAGCGACAAGGGATTGGATTATGAGACGATACAGGTTATCGATAACGTATATGGGGAGATAGTACCGTTAATTAGGAATCTTCGTGGATTCGTCAATAATCAGGCGGCGGATTATTATGGCAACAACAAGGTTGGCATGGTAGAGGATATGGATGATATATTGCGGATGGCTGAGACATCTATGTCTGATATAAACGCCCTCCGTAGTGATCGTAACGAGGATTGGCTGGATGGACAGCTTCGGATGTTTAATATCCCGGAAAGGTATTGGGATGGGATAAAGAAGTTGGTGAATAACATCCATAAGGATATCAATGTCATGTCCCGGTTCTTTGGCACACTGGAGCATAGTGGTAACGCTATCTTAGGCATGTTAGGGCAACGTCTTGCCAAGGCTTATAACGATGCTCATGTTGAGGGCGTAGCTAATATCAATAAGATGACCAAGATGATGAAAGAGCGTGGATGGGGGATAAAGGATAATGAGGATCTTATACAGAAGATAAACGGTAAGAACTCTGATTACCTTGACTCGTCCCGTGATTTCGCCAAATACGATTTACTGTATCGGACAGAGCAGGCGAAAGCTATTATTGATATATATGATCTTAAGAATGTTATGGGTAAGACCGAGAAGCAACTTATCGACATGCTTTTATCTGATAAGGGGCTTAAGGTCAAGACTCGTGATGATATCGTAGGGTATGATGGTGATAAACCTATTACAAAGGAAGTATATCATATATTCAAGCCAAGTATCCAGAATTTTGATATCTCGGACATGACGTTCGAGGATCAGCAACGGTATCTGGATACGATAAATAGGTGGTTGGATGAGAACCAAGAGAAACCTATGGTGCAGGCTTATTACGATAAGATCGAGAAAGTTAATAAGAAGGTCGAGGAAAGACTGGGTCGTAGGGTATCGCAAGCCACATCCGATTTCATGACACGTATCCGCAGGAGCAGGTATGTGGCTATGGATAAGTTTACCAAGAACAGGAAGGTGGATTGGGATGCGTTCCGATCCGATCCTATAGCTTGGAGGTCTTATCTGGATATCCTTCGTGATAGGGCTATAGCTAAGAGCGAGTGGTATTCCGACGGGACACCAAAGGAAGCGGGGTCCGAGGCGTTGATGATGTCCGAGGAGATCAAGGCATGGGACGAGGCGTGGGCCGAGGAGTTCGGGAATACCAACGAGGGTCGTAAGGCTTCTGCGGAATTCAAGGAGATACTTCGCGGGATAGAGCGATCCGAGGGCGGTAAGGCGGCATTCGAGTTCCTGCTAGCCGGTGGTCATCTTGGCTTCTCCAAGGATATGTGGGGATCCGAGGAGGGTGATTATTACGAGAATCTGGTTGATAAGATCACGGAGCAATCCAGTTCATCGTCAAGGATAGAGGCAGTAGAGGAGGCGATGGCAACAATAAACGAGATCAATGACCAGCTAAGACCTTTACTTATCCAGTACCGGGATAGCACGAGATATGGGGAATATGATTTTGATAGGTTACGTGGATCCGCCTCGTTAAGGAAGATAAACGAGTTATATGATCGTCTGGCAGAAGCTAAGAGCGTTATTAATGCCGCCGCTTCCGCTGAGGCTATTGAGATGGATATGCCTGATACGGTGGAGAGTGGTGTCACTGATTCCTACCGTAACGCTTTAAGGGACGCCATGGCGTACGACAAGGGCATGGATGAGCTTAAATTCGCCAAGGAGCATATGTCCGCCCGCTCCCGGAGTCAGGTGGATAGGATGGCCACCAAGCTGTCCCGGAAGAACCCGTCATGGACGTTCATGGAGACATCGTTCTTGAGAAAGAAATACGGGCCTGACTTTAATAATAAGCTGGCTAACGATATAGCTATGGGTAAGGTTAATGAAATCCTTGTTGAGTACGCCAGAACCCGGCTGTATCCTTATATGAGGAAATACTCTCCCAAAGGATATTCTGATTTTGTTAGGAAGATAAACAACGGTACGTATAAGGTATCCGAGTTCTTTGATGCCATGGAAAATGGTATATCAAAGGAAGAGAGCGTATCCCGTTTCGGGTTCGATATTAATATGATTGACTTATCGATCAATAACCAGTGGCTAGAAGAGGCCGATGCCGAGAGTTCTTTCCGTAATCCTAATTATAATCCCGATCTGGGTTATGGGTATCATACGCCTAGGTTCGATAAGTACAAGAACGAGGCTTTTTTCAAGAAATACGGTATTACCAACGAAGGGGAGGAAGCTACGATCAATAAGGATAAGTGGGAGATGAGGAAGGAGTTGCTTGACATAAGCCGTAAGGCTATGGAGGATTATGATGAGCGTTTCAGGAATATCTACCAGATACCACAGATATCCAAGGGCGGAGTGGAGAGGATGGTGCAGGCCGGGGTTGACCCGAAGGCGGCCATCGGCAACGCCGTACGTGATATCGTTGGCGAGAGGGTCGATGATCCCATACATGGTCAAGGACAAGACCTAGGAGGGCTTGATGAGAACGATAACAAGTATCGCATGATCCCCAAGTACTATCTGAGTAAGCTAGAGAATTCCGATGACGTATCCCATGATTTCGCATACTCCTATTCCATGTTATCCCTTCAAGCTACATCTTATAAGTATAAGAGAGCTGCTTTGGATGATGTTATGGGATATAGGAATATGATGCTTGAGACACAATATGATGGGGGAAAGAATCCAGAAGCCACTCATGCCTACAGGATGTTTCAGGACTGGGTTAACGCCAGTATCTATGACGTTAGGATAAACAATAAGCGGGCAGAATGGAATATAGGTAATTATAAGGTCGATCTTAATAAGCTGGCTCTTATGTTTACCAAATTCGTATCCAAATTCAACTTAGGCTTCTCCCCATTCGTCGCGGCTACCGGTGCCCTTACCGGGCAGGCCAACTTCCTTTTGGAAGGTATGGTAGGACAGTACATAAGCAAGGACTCCATGAAATACGCTTATGGAGAAGCCCAGAAGCAGTTAAGCACGTACGTATCTGAGATCGGGGACATAAATCGTACCAATAAGTTATATGTTGTCGGTGAGGCTTTAGGCGTATTCAACGTTCGTAACCGTGTAGGATCGGCGGCGTATAACAAGATCTGGAGAACTATGTTTAGAGATCTTCCGTTTAAGATGATGGAGGTTTTGAACTCTCCTTTGGACCCGCAGGTTATTATCTCGGTAATGGATGACACCCGCCTGTATGAGGGTCAGTTCTGGTCATATTCTAATTTCAAGGAGATGATGATGAAGGACAGGAATATGTCCGCTAATGAGGCTAAACGTGATTGGGAGCGTTTGAGGGATTATTCCATATGGAACTTAGTAAATGTCAAGGACGGGAAGATCGTGGCTAAAAACGAAGCTAATAAGGATATTATAGATCGATACATACCTACATTGTCCAGCAGGGTCAGGAGTATGGTGCAGATATGCGACGGCGCCCTGAACGAGCAGAACCGGGTGGGGGCTAGCCGGAACGCTATCCTTAACATGGTGCTCCCTCATCGTGGCTGGTTTATACTTGCCGTTCAACGGGCATACAAAAAAGCCGGGTTTAATTTCCAGACCAACCAGTTCGAGGAAGGATATATGAGGACATTATGGCGATTGGCGGGGAATGTCTATAATACGATGTCCGAGGGTCGTATGGGAGAGGTGTATGACGTGCTTAAGGAGGAATATGATAAGCTTACACCTTATGAGCAGGTTAATATCAAGAGATCTATTATCAATATGGCGGTATTCGCCACGATGATGGCTATAGGAAGGGCCTTGATGGGATATAGGGAGGATAATGAGGATAGCTGGTTCGGGCAGTTCATTACCTATATCGGGTTCAGGACGATCAATGAGATCGCTTCCCAGATATCCCCGTTCATGGAGCTTAACGCCATAGATATGCTGCAAGATCCGCTGGTTACGGCCCGGAAGTTAGGCGATCTCACCGATCCCCGGAACTGGGACCCGTTCGCTACTGTCCAGACCGGTGTGTACAAGGGCGAGAGTAAGTTGTGGAGACAGCTCATGAAGTTCTCGTTTGGTAAGCAATGGTATAATATCAAGACGGCTAGGGATATTAAGCAGACATTCGACTACTGGCTGATGACCAACGGCATGACGATGGGATTCTTCCTAGGTGGTAGGAATAAGGATGAGTCCGGGGAGGACGCTAATTGGTATTTTGATAGAGGAAGATAGCTGATATAGTATGACAAAAAAATAGCCAGTCAATTGTTTAAGACAATTTGATTGGCTATTTTTGTATTCCTATCTATCCATCTCGGACGGATGGGAATAAATATTCTATTCATGAATGCAAATGTAAGCATTTATTAGGATTCTTCAAATAGCCAAAATTAAATTATACAAAATAAATATAAATTATTGTTATTTCGGTTTGTAGCATAAATATTATGGTTATATTCGCATCATGAAACAATGAATGACGGGATCTCACTTCAAAGTCATTCAATGTGTAAGATATTTTTGGCTCATTAGGATTTGTCGAGGTGAGATCCGGCATTTCCTTTTGAGCCTATTTTTTTATATTATGGATAATCTTGTTTTTATTAATGAATCTAATGATGTGTTGACAGACAGCTTGAGAGTAGCTGCTAAATTTGAGAAGGATCATAGCAAAGTTATAAGATCTATAGATGATTTGTTAGAAAAGAGCTATGTTATTGATACTGAATGTAATCCAAAAATGGATTTACATAAAATGTTTTGTTTATGCTATGATGACATACCTCAACCTAATGGTGGATTTAGAAAATCCAAAAGATATGTAATGAATAGGGATGGATTTACTATACTTGTCATGGGGTTTACTGGTAGCAAAGCTATAAAATTTAAATTGGAGTACATGAATGCTTTTAACGAAATGGAGGCATCCATAAAAAAGAATCTTCCACATAATTACATAGAAGCATTAGAGGAGTTGTTGGTATCCGAGAAAGAAAAGCAGGCGTTAGCTGAAGCTAAGAAAGCGGCAGAGGAGGCTAAGAGAATATCCGACAATATTATCAAAGAACAAGCTCCCAAAGTAGGATTTGCTGAAACAGCTATTATGGCCAATGACAAAGGTGATGATATGTTGATTCGTGATGTTAGGAGAGAACTTGAGTCTCATGGATGTGATATAGCGGAAAGATCGTTAAGAGAGTTTTTACAAGAGCAAGGTTTCTTTTACAAGAATAAAAGAGAATGGATATTAACAGAGAATGTTATGAAGAAGGGTTACGCACATTACAGATACAATACGGATACCGGGATCAGGAATACGGTTTATATGACTAGGAAGGGATTTGAGAAAACGTTATATAATATCAGGAATATACCTAAATCAAGAGAGTCTTTTATCTCTTTTGGCGGCAAGATATTTGATTAAAGTAAGAGAAGGATAGGCGATTATCATCCTATCCTTCTTTTGTTATCAGCCCTTATACATTACCTTACCTTATTCGTATACTACTCGTCCCATTAATCCTGATAGCTCTTTATCATCCTGCTCCTTCACCTCTACATAATAATATCCCTTGAAACAGAATTTCTTTTGATCGGGATCTGACAAGAACTTTTTATATTCCTCGAATCCTTCATCTGAAAGATAATAAGCTCTTCTTTTTTGTTGAAGTAATTCATCTGATTCTAATATCTGTTTTTTAGTAGCCATAATATCTGTTTTTTGGATGTGGTATAGATGATTAATCTTTAGGAATAAACCCAACAGCCTTTTCGGTAGAAGCTCTTTGTTTTATAAAACATTCAGCTTCTTCCCATGAGGTTGCCCATATTTCACCGGCATACTTTTTGCCATTGATTTGATACTCTGTTACAAATTTCTTTTCTTCTTTTTTCATGTTTGTAATTTTTAAAAGTTAATAAAACTAAGGTTTTAGACAATGAGGCATTATATCCATTCTACGAAGTTTATTATCTTCTGTTTATAAAATTCAATGTCCGCATGAGGAAATTTATCGATGACGGATTTAGATTTAAGAGATATAGGATCGTCCTCCCACTTCAAGTCCCTACCTGTTAATCTACGGATAGTACCTTTTGGGAGTACGATCGCCGAATTATGATCCTCGATGGAAAAATACTCTTCGTCATGCGTCGATCTCTCATCCGTCCATATCTCCCCTTGTCGAGCGGGGGTGTTGTCAAGAATAATCTCATCACCATTCTTGTTCACGGCTAAAAATATTATTGTCTGTTCTCCTATTTTCATAAATTATAATTTGTTTACCAATCTCCTCCATCATTACCTATTCCTGAGATTGTAGTTATAATATTATCTGGATTTGTACCTGCGTTAGGAAGCATCTCAGGTATAGGATTGTCTTCCCTATCACCATGCATCATGACGGTAAGAACCCCACTAGCGGAATACAACCAAAGACGTTTGCCGTCCTTCTCCCATTTCTTCGCTAATCTATTTAATGATTCAATCAGCTTACATTCTTCCGGGGTGCATTCGATCCCCGCATCAGTAAAATATTTTACTCCCATATTATTGATTTGTTTAATTTACGAGCCTCTGATAAGGCTCGTGTTAGTATATCCTTTTTTCTTATAATCTCCTTATATCTTTTGATATTCATTTTTATTATCTTCATAATAAGTTCTTTTGCCTTAATAACACCAACATCTTATTCCAATCAACATATCCTTTATCCGTGAGCGGAGTGCCGATATTCCTGTCATCTATATAATAATCACAATACAATTTTGGTGATGATGATACTGGTTCAGGATTATAATTTACTGAGTATAGATTAATATGGTTATATTTGAACCAATCCACCGCATCCTGTAGATATCTACCATCTCTCACTGTATACAATATCAGTAGATTCCTATCAGCTAATTTCCTCAATACGCTAGCAGCCCCGATATTGTCTCCTACATAAGGGTATAAGTCTGTCACGCATGTCCCATCGAAATCTATCCCTATTATTTTCTTCATATTATATATCTTATAATAAATACTCTTCTATTTTCTTAGCCATATCAATAAGCATCTCACATCTAAGGTCGTTAAGATCCTTACAAAACCTCATCTCCTCCTCATGCTTTTCCTCCGGCGATCTGTTATCACTTATACTGTAGCATGGTGATGAGCATATCGGTATGGGCTTCATGGCATCTATGGCTAATTTGATAGCCTTTTCTTTGATATCGCTTATATTAATTTCTTTTTGCATCCAGATCATACCGCTATTATGGCAATCAGGGAAATCGATATGATCAAAGTCACGTATTGAACAACATCCCTCGTTATAAAAACAACATCCTGTACAATGATCTTCTTTTATCTCCGGAATAGCCACGTATGTCTTTCCTTCGTATATTCTAACTTCTCCCTTTCTTACCTTATTCGTCTTATTCATCTTATCAAATTTTTATATCCTATTTTCTTTAACTGCTCTTCGGTAGCTTTCTCCTTCGGAAACTTCCCGTGCCATTTTCCGGGCACCACGACATCACGTCCGTCTGGGCTGGTAGCCAGCCTCCCGCATTCGCTGCACAGCCCCATGCCCTTGTACGGCTGTAGTTCCTTGGCATACTCGAATTTGTCCACCATATACTCGTTTATCAACATCCAGTAACTAGACGTGGCGGTATTATCAACACAACCGCATTTAGCGCATACAAACAGGCTCATAGTAAGTTCTTTTTTGCCTCACTGAACAACCGTTCTACCAGATTCTCAAATTCCCCATCAGGTATATCTATTATATCTTTTGCCTGTACTTGGATGTTTTCACCTTTTGATAAAGAATAGTGATTATTCTTGACATCGCAATTAGCTACAGTACCATTTATGTAAATAGAATCATCTGGTTCTAAATTATCTGCATAGCCATTCATACAAGATGTATGGATATGACATATATCATCTATTCTTATTATAAAAGAATCGTCATGTTTAACATATTTCCCAATAACCCATTTATATTTTTCCTTCATATCAATCTGTATTCTTATTCTTTCCGCCATTAACTGGGCTTCTAATTCTTCAATCTTATTCATATTCTATCTATTTTAATGTTATTGTTATTAAATCTGTTTATCATCTCATCAAAGAATTGACGGTCTATCTCCACAAGCAGACAGTCCCTCCCCTCCTCGTAAGCCGCTACCCCTGTCGTTCCGCTCCCGGCTACCGGGTCCATCACCGTATCTCCAGGATTCGTGTATGTCCGTATCAGGTATCTTAATAACTCCACCGGCTTCTGGTTGGGATGGATGGCTGATTTTTGCCTGTCTGTCTTGAACGTCATGACCGATAGCGGGTATCTCTCCGTGCTATCGTATGTAGTGAGACCGGCCTTGCCGTATAATTCCGTTTTCTTGCATCCCGCTTTACTGGAGGCCTTGGATACTTTCCTGACATGGCCATAAGTCTTTTGGGGATTATATGTATGCTTCCCAAGTGGCATAGGCGAGAAGATAAGTACCAGTTCATGGTTTCTTAACGGAGCTTTCTTGGCGTTAAGGAAACCGGTAGGGGTCGTTTTATGCCAAACAAGGTCGTACCGGTACCATCCCGCTGGGGCGGCCCCCATGATCTCGACCGCCGCCGTGAGGGAACAGGTGACGGCTACCACCCCGTCCGGAGCTAACATCTTTTGGATTATTTCCCACATTTTGTCGTAGCTAAACTTATTCTTATCATATCTAGCTTGTGTTATCATATAAGGAGGATCTGCGAATATGAATCTAATCTTACCTGATAGATCATCGAATATCCTACAAGCATCATTCATACTCCCATCATATGCCTTTATCATGCCTCCAATCATTTTCATACTCTATGTTATTTAGAATTTCTTTTATAACATCTATTACATCATTATTCTTATCCGATGACAATGATCTACATATGCTAGTTGTAATACCATTAACGCCTAGAGCTATACCAGTTTCTAAAATATATTTGTTGATATTTGAGATGTTTGTAATCGATGATACCATGTCTGTTATTTGATTAATGTTATTTATGGCGATTGATCTTGATTCATCAATGATCGTGATAAGATCTTTTATAACCATAACATACGATATTTTTATTTCCTTTATTGTATCATCATTTAGATGTCTATCTCTTATATGTCTTTCAACATACTGATTTACTAAATTCTTTATTTTGTTTGATCTGTCCATTTATCTCGTTTTTTTAATTATTCAGTTTCGTTATACCAATCCGGTTTTTTAAATCTACTTGAAAACTCAATTTCATCCACCTTATCGCAGAAGCTAAATTTATAAGCTTCTGGCCATAGCTCCATTATCTGGTTCTTGTCTTCAGCATAAGCCACTATGATGAAATCATCGTCAGTCTATCCAGATAACCAGTAAGGATATTTTATGGGCCATGATATAGGTCTGTAATCATTCCCGCACTCTTCCCTTTTTAAATAAAATATAGCTTTAACCATATTTTCATTTGCTTCTTTTATCCATTTATTAATTTTATTATCAATACAGTAAAATTAAATATTGTACATACTATGGACATCCATAATGTCATACTTACCATAAATCCTAGGCTTTTAGGTATAGGATCTATTCTTCTGAATGTTAAGATCATGTATATAAATGTCTTGAAGTTCATAATTTATGATATTTTTCTATATAGTTAACTATTAAATCTTTAACTCCTTTTGGAACATCTGTTAGTTTAAGTTTCCTATGGAATATATCCTTGCCGTACTCGTCCATGATCTTCCCGAATGAAGGATTCATGACTCTTGTTGACATAGATATCGGTTGATCAGTGTCAAATTTGATAACGATCTTCTTTCCGCCGTTTATCGCCTTTTTAAAAGCCACGTAAAGCTTTTGACCTTTTATTATATCACAATTCCCTTTCAGGATATTAGACATATGTATGACATGCTATTTCTTCGCATCTCCGGGGTTGTCCATAAGCTTAAGATCTCCTCCGGTATCTTTCCATTTCCTGAAGCACGGGAAACATAGACCGTGATTTGCTTTGGCATGCTTAGGTATCATCCTGCTGCTGCCGGCCGGGATCGTATCGCCACAGCAGATACACGTCCTATCTTTGTTGGTGCGCATCGGCACATAGCTCTTTATCGGGTATTCTTTTCTTTTATACATCTTCTTCTGTTTTCAAAATTATCATCACCATACTCATAATTAGGACAAGCTTTGTTGCTTGGACGCCTTACGTATGTTGTTTGTTTCCTATTATGTTTTCTGTTAGGGTTTATATAATGGTCACACACCTGCCAAATAAAACAACATACTTTCCCGTATCTTTTCGCCCATTCATTATCATGCAGATGTACGCAAGTGCCGCAAGTCGGGTTCTTGAGCTTATCCCTGTTGTTATCTATAATATCTTTAATCTTATCGAGAATAACATACATATTCTCAATATCCATATCATTAAATTCATTTGGTACTGGGAGATACATTATCGAGCTTATATCTATATCTATTCCCTTTGACTTGTCGTAAGCCGATTTGTATTTCCTTATCATCAAATCTTTTAACTGATTTACCTTCTTCTCATATGTTCCCATGTCTCATTCGGTTTTCCATCCCTGTTTCCTTAATAAATCCACCATCATCCCCTTTATCTTAGGACTGATAGCTTCGGTAAGTATATCAGCGGCCAAGTTAATAGAGAAGCTGGTCATCCTAGACTCCCCTATATACTTCTCGCTGGTAACTTCTTTCACATAATCGTGAATATCCTTAATCATCTCATTTTGAGATCTCAGGAGATCCAGTATCTCGTCAAATTTATCATTCATCATCTTTTTCTGTTACACCTAACAATATAATTATCAAAAACAAGAACAAAGCTATAAATGAACTTATACTTGATTCTTCTTTTGGATAATTATGTATCACTTCTAATATGTCCATGACTTAATTTTTATCTTTTTTCTCGAATATGCCTGACAATAGCCAGAAGACCACTATCAAAAAAAAGAATAACCCAAGCGCCTCATCCGGATAATCATGCATCGCCTCTAAAATGTCCCTCATAGCTTAATGTCCATTTTGCCAATTATACGATAGAA